TGTCAGTAGTCCCTCACTAGCATTTTTCTTCAAAAAGGTTTATAACAACTCTGAAAAATATTTTTATCTAGAAAGGTCCGATGTAAATGAGAAAGATACACAAGAGTCCATCGGGAGGTCTAAGTGATTTAGGTCGAGCATATTTTAAAAGGAAGGAAGGGGCGAATTTAAAGAAGCCTGTTCCCGAAGGCACAGGTTCTAGACGTGTTTCTTTTGCTGCTAGATTTGGTGGAATGAAAGGACCAGAGAGAGATGAGAAGGGAGAGCCTACTAGATTAGGTTTAGCATTAAAGAAGTGGGGCTTTCGTTCCAAAGCATCTGCCCGAAGATTTGCAGCGAGGCATAGAAAGACATGAAGAAGAAGCGACAGAGTTTAGTTAATCGTGGTGTGCAGTTAAAGCTTAGAGATAAGTACATCAAGGAACTTAGAGAGATTGAGAAGAAGTTAGATCCTGAGCCACAGCCAAAGAGTTTTTTTAGGAAGATGTACGACTTTGTCACTGGCAATACTGAGGTAAGTGGGCCAAGTACTATGACACCTCAGAAAGAGAAACTCTTGAAACGGTGGCATTTCTTAAGTAATAGGGTAGATGATATGCCTGATCCAGACGAAGGAATGTTTCCATGAGTACAGTTAATAAAGCAGGAAACTATACCAAGCCTAAGTTAAGGGAGAGTTTGTTTAAGTCTATCAAGGCAAGAGCTACTCATGGCACTGCGGCAGGACAATGGTCTGCTCGAAAGGCACAGTTACTTGCTAAAACATATAAAGCTAGAGGTGGGGGATATAAAACATAATGCGTATTGAATTTGCAAGTGTAAGTATGATGGGCGAGATTATTGCTGAGTTACGTGTTCAAGGTATTGAGTTTGAATGTAAGGTTGATGATCTTGGCACAGGATACATTTGGTTAAAGGAATTAAAAACAAATGAGAGCACCACAAAGATCGCTGCTTAACTGGGGCAAACAGAAGTGGAGAACTAAGTCTGGCAAGAAGTCTAGCGAAACTGGTGAACGCTACCTTCCTTCTAAGGCTATCGCTGCTCTTAGTGATGCTGAGTATCGCGCTACAACCAGAGCAAAACGAGAGGGTAAGGCAAAGGGTAAGCAGTTTGTGGCTCAACCGAAGAAGATTGCTAACAAGGTAAGGAGATATAGAAATGCCTAATGTTAATGGAAAGAAGTTCCCATATACTAAGAAGGGAATAGCTGCGGCTAAGAAAGCGCAGGAAGAAACTAAGAAGCCAATGAAGAAAAAGAAAAGCTTAATGTCGGGAAGTTACAAGTAATGGCTTTATATTTAACAAGTGGTGAATTGTATGAAGGCGAGACTCACGTTCTAGCAGGAACAATATATACTGGTAAGACGAGAACACCTGAGTCACGCAGACTCGTGGAAGGGCCTGACCCAGTGAGAGCCAGAAGCTCCAATGGCCAACTCAAAGGCGACGACCCCTCCACGAGTGATATAAACGAAGCGTATGAGAAACCCAAGCCCAAAAGGAAGCCTAAGAAAAAATAATGGTTAGACCTACATATGAGACTGAGGCTGACCTAAGTAGAGAAGAGAACATTGCTAGATACGCAGCACGTAAATGGAACTGTGCAATGCGTAAGCAAGATAAGTATAATCAGTTTGATTACCTGATAATAAAGGGAAAGGACGTAAAAGCTTTTGTAGAAATCAGAACAAGGACACATACAAGAGGTACTTACCCTACATGCTTTGTATCAGCTAACAAAGTGCAAGCTGCCTTTTCTATGCGTCTTGCCACTGGCTTACCGTGTATATTCTTAGTTGGTTGGAAAGATTGCATTGGGTGGGCATCCCTGACTGAGATGTATAAAATAACAATAGGCGGCAGAACAGATAGAGGAGACCCTGCGGATATTGAAGCCGTAGCAGAAATACCAATAGAAAGTTTTACGATATTCAAATGAGTTTTATAACTACTATATCTCAACAAGATCTGGCTTTGCTTAGAGGCATAGTTCGTAAAGTGCATCTAGCGCATGTCGATGCAAAAGGATTAGCAACGGATGAGCAGTGCGATAAGTTGATAGAAAGTATTGGGCCAGAAGTTGTAGAAAAAATGATTAAGTTTGGCGTAGATAAGGGATTGCGTTGATAGATTTTAAGTACAAACCTGATGGTGAAGTCTTAAAACAGTTTATGAAAGACAACACTTTCTTTCGTGGCATAAGAGGTCCAGTAGGATCTGGTAAGTCTGTTGGATGTTGTGTTGAAGTATTTAGAAGAGCCTTGTCTCAGGAAAAAAGTCCTGATGGTGTAAGGAAAAGCAGGTGGGCAATTATAAGAAACACAAACCCACAGCTTAGAACAACTACTATTAAGACTTGGCTTGATTGGTTTCCTGAGAATGAATGGGGTAAGTTTACTTGGTCTGTGCCTTATACACATCATATTAGAAAGGGAGACATAGACCTTGAGGTAATCTTCCTTGCTCTTGACCGTCCAGAAGATGTTAAAAAGCTATTGTCCCTCGAATTAACAGGCATCTGGATTAACGAGGCAAGGGAGATTCCTAAAAGTATTATTGATGCGTGTACGATGAGGGTAGGTAGATACCCTTCTATGCGTGATGGTGGCCCAAGTTGGACAGGTGTCATTGCAGATACAAACGCACCAGAAGAAGATCATTGGTGGCCTATTATGTCAGGTGAAGTTCCTGTTCCAGATCATATACCAAGAGAACAGGCTAAGATGTTAGTCAAGCCTGATAACTGGCAATTTTTTACACAACCATCTGGTATGAAAGAAATATACAACGAAGATGGTGAAGTAGAAGATTACTTGCCTAGCGATCAGGCAGAAAACAAAAAGAATATGATGAGAGGGTACTATCCCAATCTTATTCAAGGTAAAACAAAGTCTTGGATTGATGTCTATGTTATGAATAAGTTAGGCACGATACAAGACGGAAAGCCAGTATATCCTATGTTTGCAAGCGAAACACATATTGCTAGAGAAGAAATACCAGTAGCGGCAGGGTTGCCTTTGTACATTGGTATTGATTTTGGTTTGACACCTGCGGCTGTTATAGGCCAGAAGGTTAGGAACAGATGGTTAATCCAATCAGAAGTCGTTGCTTTTGATATGGGCATTGTTAGATTCGCAGAGGTATTAAGAAATGAAATCGCTACTCGTTTTTCTGAGACTTCCGATGTCTATATATACGGTGACCCAGCAGGTGATTTTAGGGCGCAGACGGACGAATCTACCCCTTTTCACATACTTAGAGGTGCTGGCCTACGCGCATTTCCCGCCCCAAGTAATTCGGTGGATCTTCGCTTGGAGTCAGTGGCGCAGCAACTTAACAAGATGGTTGAGGGTAAACCTGCGTTTTTAATAGATAGAAGATGTCAACAGCTTATCAAAGGCTTCGAGGGTGGTTATTCTTATAAGCGTATGGAAGTAAGTGGTGAGCGATATGCAGACAAACCTGATAAAAATATGTACTCTCATATACACGATGCGCTACAATATTTGCTATTAGGCGCAGGAGAGGGGCGTGCTTTGATGTCAAATCAGAAACCTGCACAGGTAGTACAAGCAAAAAAAGACTATGATGTTTTTAAAAGAAAGCCTAAAAGTGCGGCACACAAACCTAGTGTTTGGTCACTTGTGCGTTGAAATTTGTTTTGAATTGTGTTTACCAATAGGTAACAAGGAGTTTTGTTATGTGCACACCAAAGAAAAAAGCTGTCAAAACTAAAACAGCTAAAAAGGTTTCTGTAAATGGTAAAGCAGTTAGAGCAGGAGGTCCAACTACTACGGTTAGGCCAGAGCCAAGACCAGACACTCAATTAAGTTTTGAAAATCTACAAGCAAGAAACCCTGCATACCAAGCACAGCAACGTAATAAGGCTAAAAGAAAAAAGAAAGCTAAACAAGCCGCGCTTAGAGATCAAACTACTACTACTGATACTACTACCGACACTACTACCGACACTACTACTGATACTACAGTTATTGGTGATAATGTTGGTGATACATCTGTTACCCCAGAAAGTATTTATACCCAAGACCCAGAAAAGGCTATGGAAGCACAAGAGCTTTTAGCTCAAGATGAATTAAGGCGACAAAGAATAAAAAGGGCTAGAGCAAAACAATCCTTGCTAAGAAGAAGAATAGAAAGAGACAGAGAGGTTGGTTCTGGAAGAAGAGTTTTATCTGGTACTGAAAGAGAATTGAATGTACAGACAAGACAGGCAGGAACAGGTCGCAGAGGCGGCACTGGCAGAAGATCTTTAATTACTGGTTCTACTGGTGGAATCGGCTACTACAGTAGGTTTTTATAATGCATGATCCAAAACAGAAGTTAGAACGATATGAAAAAGCTAAAGCACATAGGCAAAACTTTGTTGACCTCTTTGAAGAATGTTATGAGTATGCTTTACCGCAGCGTGAGTCTTTTTATTACGAAACAGCAGGTCAACGCAGAGATGATAAAATCTTTGATGAAACGGCAGTGGTTGGCGTTCAAGAGTTTGCTTCGAGGCTCCAATCGGGATTAGTTCCTAACTTTGCACGTTGGGCAGATCTGATTGCAGGATCAGAAATACCTAAGAGCGAAAGAGACTTTGTAGATAATGATCTTGATGAAATAACTGAGTATGTGTTTGAGATATTACAGAACTCAAACTTTTCTCAAGAGGTGCATGAAGCATTTATGGATCTAGCTGTTGGTACTGGTGTACTATGCGTAGATGAAGGTGATGCTGTAAATCCTGTTAGGTTTTCTGCAATACCATTACCGCATGTAGTTTTAGATACTGGACCTGATGATAAAATAGATCATGTATTTAGAGAGCGTAAAGGTATACGCAACTCTGAGATAACAATACTTTATCCTGATGCAAAGCTTGATCCAAAGGTACAGCAAAGAGCGCAGCGAGACCCAGAAGGTAAATGCACTCTGTTAGAAGTGCTTTGCAAAGATTACAGTAAGAAGAATGAAGAAGCATATCTTCTTTATGTAATAGATATGGCAACTAAAACCTATATCAAAGAACAACAGTTTAGAGGTGTGGGTTCTAATCCATATGTTTGCTTTAGATGGTCTAAGTGTGCAGGTGAAGTATACGGCAGAGGCCCATTGATTAATGCTTTATCTGCTATCAAGACTACTAACTTAACTATTCAGCTTATCTTAGAAAATGCACAAATGGCTATCTCTGGCATTTACCAGATGGATGATGATGGGATTATTAACCCAGATACTATCAATTTAGTCCCTGGCACGATAATACCTAAGTCACCTCAATCTGGTGGGCTACAGCCAATACAATCGGCAGGAAGATTTGATGTTGCTGATATAGTTCTAAGCGACATGCGCTTAAATATAAAGCGTGCATTATACAATGATATGCTAGGAAATCCAGACAGAACTCCTGCATCTGCTACAGAAGTAGCTGAACGTATGGCAGATTTGTCACGCAGGATAGGATCAGCCTTTGGTAGGCTGCAAGCTGAGTTAGTGCAGCCAGTATTACAGAGAGTAATATACATTCTTAAGAAGCAAGGACGTATTGAATTGCCTACAGTTAATGGAAGAGAAGTAAAAATAAGATCTTCTTCACCATTAGCACAGGCACAATCAAACCAAGATATTACTGCTGTATCTAGATTCCTAGAGCTTGTTAATGCTTACTTTGGCCCTGATACAACTAATGTACTTATTAACTCTGAAGAGACCGCTATTCACTTAGCTAAGAAGTTTGGTGTACCTGATGGGTTGATTCGTGACAGAGAAGAGCGTAGAGAGATAGTTGCAATGATGCAGCAAATGCAACAAATGCAACAACAGGAACAAATAGCAGGACCACCTATTGCCGCAGAATAGTCATATTGGTTTAGACGGAATAGCAAGAAAGAAAGCAGAAGAAGATAGAATAAGCCTTAACTTTGGCTCTTTATTTTCTGAACCTACTGGTCAAGAGATTCTTAAATACTTGCGTAGTGTTACTATAGAAATGGTTAGCGGTCCTAATATTTCTACTGATGAGTTGCGTCATTTAGAAGGTCAGCGTTATTTAGTTGGCTTGATAGAGCGTCATATTCAGAGATCACATAAGGTAAAGAATAATGAATGAACAAGTTCAAGAAGCAGAAGCAACAATACCTCCGCAAGAAGAAAGAGACTTTGTCGTAGCAGAAGATTTAGAAGCTAAGACAGAGGATCGACCAGAATGGTTGCCTGAAAAATACAAATCCGGTGAGGACTTAGCTAAAGCATATAAGGAGCTTGAGTCTAAGCTAGGCACTAAAGATGAGGATATTCGTGCTGAAGTACTAAAAGAGATTGAAGCTGAGAGTTTTAAAGATAGGCCAGATAGCGCAGGTGACTATCAACTTCCTGATTATATAGATGAGGAAAGTGCTATAGATAGTGATGTGTTAAAGTGGTGGGCAGATCACGCATTTACTTATGGTTTTAGTCAATCTGAGTTTGAAGAAGGCATTGAGAAAGTAATGCAAGCAACTCAAGCAGAAATGATAGATACTGATGCTGAGATAGAAAAACTTGGTGATAATGCTAATGCTAGGATAGAAGCTGCTGCTTTATTTTCTAAGCAGTTTTTCCCAGAACAACATATGGACTCTATAGAAAGACTTACCGAAACAGCCGAAGGTTTAGAAACTCTTGAGTTTATTATGGAAAAACTACAGTCTCCATCATTAGGTAGTGACGGAACACCATCTGGTAAAATTACAGAAGCAGGTTTGAGAGAGATGATGCAAGACGAAAGGTACTGGCATCCTGCAAGGAGAAACAATGACTTTATTCAGGAAGTCAATGATGGTTTCCAAAAACTTTATAACAAATGAAAAGAAGATAATTCAAAGGGGTAAGGCATATCTTACCCCAATGAAACATTATCATGTTAAAGAATTTGAAAGTATTATGCACCCTGCTAACAAAGTAGAGGTAAAAGACTTTGGTTATAATTCTGTAGAAGAAGCTCTTTTTGAGATATTTAATTCAACAGAATCTTACATTTGTAGAAATAAATATGGTAATATAGTTTTTGTAGGCGGTCTTTCTTTTTTTGAAGATACTCCACAAATGTTTACTATATTTGCAAATAGCTTAGAGCATAACATTGTATTAACAGCAAAGATGTCTAAGTCTTTGTTAAATATGTTTGATAAACTGCATCCAATAATCACTATGACTATCTTATCTAAGAATGAACATATGCTAAATTGGGCATGTTGGCTTGGCTTTGAGCCTGTTGAAATGAGCAATGATAATAGATTTGTTGAATTTGTGCGTTGCAATTCTGAGAATTTTGATGTTAATAATGAAATATTACGACCCATAGTGCATTGATCGGCCCTTATGGATACCCGAATTGACGTGTAAACGTGGACACTCGTAGCAATCGGAAACTCAATTAAGGACTGTAAAAATGGCTAATACTATAGACCAAGCCTTTATAAAGCAGTTTGAAACTGAAGTTCACATGGCGTATCAGCGTATGGGTTCCAAGCTACGGAATACTATTCGCTCTACAAATGTGTCAGGGTCAACTGCACGCTTCCAGAAAATAGGCACTGGAGCAGCTTCAACTAAGACTAGAAACGGTGATGTAAGCACAATGGAATTGGCGCACACTAATGTTGAAGTAACAATGGCAGATTACTATGCTGCTGAATTGATCGACAAGCTAGATGAATTGAAGATCAATATTAATGAGCGTCAGGCTGTAGCACAATCTGCTGCTGCTGCATTAGGTCGACAGACAGATGCTCTTATCATTGCTGCTATGGATGCAGGTGCTAACGCTACTGCAATTGCTGATACAACTGGTGCTTTAGGTAAAGCTGATCTACTTACATTGTTTGAAACAATGGGTACTGCTGATATTCCAGAAGATGGACAACGCTATATTGCGATGTCTCCTGCAGGATACGCTGACTTGTTTAACATAAATGAGTTTGCATCATCAGACTTTGTTGGTCCGCAGAACCTACCATTTGCAGGTGGTATGACAATGAAAGAGTTCTTGGGCTTCAAGATCTTCTCAACGTCTGCTGTAGCAGGTGGTAAAAACTTTGCTTACCATACAACTGCTGTAGGTATTGGTGTTAACTCAGATGTTCAAACTGAAGTAAACTATGTACCAATGAAAGTTGCACACCTAGCCACATCAATGATGTCAATGGGTGCTGTTGCTATTGACGATAACGGTATCTACGAAGTTCTAGATAACAACTAATAGGGTGGGGGCGAAAGCCCCCATACTTAGATAGGGGTTTATAATGGCTTTAAGTACACCTGCTAATAGCGCAATTGATATTTGTAGTCGTGCTCTCATCTTAGTTGGTGCAGAGCCTATTACTTCTTTTGAGGACGATACTACAGAAGCATTGATTGCAGGTAATATGTATGAAGATATTGCAAGAACTAATCTCACATCTACTAGGTGGAGATTCTCAACTAACCAAGCTGTATTAAATAGATTGTCTGATGCTCCTACTGGGAGATTTGATGCAGCGTATCAATTACCTGATTATTTATTTGTGCACGCTGTAACCGTAAGGGATTTGCAAATAGAATATAATATCTATGGTAGTAAAATATTTTGCGATGCAGCGCCTACTGATGAGCTAATATTAGACTATACTTACAGAGCCGATGAAGTTAATTGGCCCTCTTATTTTTCTGTATGCGTAGAATATGCAATGGCTGTTGTATTTGCTACTGCATTGATAAGAGATACATCACTCGCAGGTTTGATGGAAAACCAGTACACAAGACTTTTAGCAAAAGCTAGATCTACTGACTCACAACAACAAACAACAAGAAAAGTTACAACATCGAGGTTTATTACGAATAGGCGCAGCTAATGCAAAAGGCACGAATACCAATTACAAACTTTCAGTATGGTGAGATTAGTCCGTCTTTGGTTTCAAGGACGGATTCTGCTATTTATAACTCGTCTGCACAATCAGTAAAAAACTTTTTTATAAGAACAGAAGGCGGTGTGGCTAAAAGAGGTGGGTTTCAAGCACTGCATGACTTTACTGCTGTTACAGAAGATACCTCAATAAGACAGCAAGTAAGGCTAATACCTTTTATATTTTCAGACGATGAGCAATATGTAATAGCTTTCTCGCATCAGAAATGTGAGATATTTTTTATTAATCCTACAACTGGTGCGCTTAGTTTAGTAACTACACTTACTCAAGATGTAGACGGTGCATCATTACAATGGGATCAAGCATACTTGCATGAAATGACATATGCTCAAGGTGGTGATGTATTATTTGTTTGTCATAATACTTTTATGTGCCAACAGATAGTAAGAACTGGTTTGAATAGTTTTCAGGTAGAGCAGTTTACTTTTCAACTTCAAGCAGGGAATGCAAAGACATATCAGCCGTATTATTCTTTTCAACCTACTGGTGTAACTTTAGATCCGTCTGCTACTACTGGTAATGGTATTACGCTTACTACTAGTTCTCCTTATTTTGACACCACAGGAAAACATGTTGGTCTTACTTTAGTTTACCATGATGCTGAGATACTAATTACTTCTGTTCAGTCTGCTACTCAAGCAACTGGAAATGTAATTGACGAGTTATTTGTAGAGTTAGATCCGAATGCTTTGAGAACTATTGATGGGTCTACTACAATAGAAATTACGCATTTTAATCATGGAATGGTAGCTAATGACGCTATTACTATAAGAAATGCATCTGCTGTTGGTGGTGTAAATGCTGCACAGATAAATGGTTCAAGAACAATTCAAAAAGTAATTGATGAGAATAGGTATACTATTATCGCAGGGTCGGCTGCTAATACTACTGAAGATGGTGGTGGTAATATACAAGTTGTAACTCATGCGCCTACACAGCAATGGATGGAACAGTCATACTCTTCATTGCGTGGTTATCCTGCTGCTGTTGGCTTTCATGAGAATAGGTTGTGGTTTGGTGGTACGCTTTCTCAACCTGATACTGTATGGGCAAGTAAGTCTGGTTTATATTATAACTTTGATATTGGTGAAGCTGCTGATGATGATTCTCTAGAACTGGTTATGAGTATTGGAGAGGTGGCTACTATACGTCACTTTGTTTCTAATAGGGATATACATATCTTTACTGCAGGTTCAGAGTTTTTTATCCCTACATTTGAGAACCAACCAATTACTCCAACAAATGCTAAAGTAAAAAGACAGACTTCTTTTGGCTCTACTTTTGTTAGGCCACAACCTTTCTATGGCGCTACAATATTTAGTCAGGTTGGCGGTAAGATGATACGTCAGTTTGTGTTTGATGATAGTGAGCAAGCTTATAAGGCTGACCCTATCTCATTGCTTTCTTCTCATTTGATAAGCGACCCTGTTCAAATGTGTGTTGTTAGTGGCGCAGTAAACACAGCCGAGTCATTTGTTTTTGCTCAGAACTTTACTGGTGAGATTGCTGTTTATAATCTCAATCGTATTGAAGGAGTTGCAGGATGGACAAGGTTTGAGACTAACGGATCATTTCATTCTGTTACTGCTATTGATAATCGTGTGTTTGCTGTTATTAAAACTGATCTTGGATCAGGAACTAACAGTTTTGTATTTACTGAACTAAATCAAAACGTAAGTTTAGATCTTGGGAATACATACTCAGGAACAGCAGGAGTCTTTACTGTATCAAACTTTTTTGAGAATGGCGCAGAAGTCGATGTAATAAGTGCTACAGACTACTTAGGTAAGTTTACAGTGTCAGGTGGTCAGATTGACGTTTCGGCTGTAGACGCCTCTCTCACAAGCTGTCAGGTAGGTTTTGGTTTTGATGTAGAGTTAAAAACTAATCCTATAGATGTAAATACTGCTATTGGCCCAGAAACAGGACAACCTAGAAGTTTGTCTAGAGTAATACTAGATTTATCTGAAACGCTTTCTGTTTCAGTAAATAATAAGAAGTTAATAATAAGAAAAGTAAACAATGACTTTAGCCAACCAAGAGTGGCGGTCACAGGTAAAAGAGAGTTTTACTTATTGGGATATAATAAAGACCCTCAAATTACAGTAACGCAAACTGCGCCTATGTTTATTCAAGTTAATGGTTTAGTTGCGGAGGTATCTTTCTAATGAGTATTTTAAGCGTTTTAACTGCAAATCCTTTAGGCACTATTAGTACGTTAATTGGTCTCACAAGTACAAAAAAAACTTATGATTATCAAAAAGCAGAAGCTGCAAGAAGGGCAGAGCTTGGTGTATTTGATGCTAGGCAAAAAGTTAATGAGTTATTCTTAGCTAAAGCTCAGGCAATAAGCGAAGGCAATCGTAGATTAGAGGATATGGAAAGGGCTGAAAACCAAAACATTGCTATGTTTAGTGGTAAGCTTGCTGCTTCAGATAGATCTGTTGATGCCTACCTTAAAGCAAATAGAGATACTGTTTTTGCAGATATGGAAGATTTAGAAAAGATGTCTAACTTGCAATCTGCGAAATATGCAACGGCTGCTGCTCTTGATTATAAATATGGGCAAGGCGCTGCATCAGGAATAAGAGCAGAAGCTAATATAAACTTATTAAGCAATCTATCTAGTTTATTAAAAAATATAGACATGACTCCAAAGGATTAAGTTATGCCAGTAGTTAGGGAAAGAAGACAAGTAGGCAGTATAGGGCCAATAGGAGTTGTTAGCTCTAGGGGTGGCGATGCCGAAAGATATAGAAGATTGGCTAATGCTACTGATAAACTAACTCAACTTGCTATTGGCGAAATGGGTAGGCAAGCCCAGATAAGTGCAACTGAGAAAGCACAGCAACTTGATATAGAAAAAATTACTACAATTAATCCTAAAACTGGTAAGCCAGAAGCTTTGGATTGGATTGGTGATAATAGATTTATTGGAAGAACTGGCGCAGAAGCTTATGAAAAAGCTGTTGCTGAAAGATTTCAATTTTCTATAGAAACAGAAATAAAAAACAAAGCGGCTGAAGTTGCTCTTAAATATGAAAATGATCCTGATGCCTTTCAATCATATGAAAGGGAAATGAACACATATCTTGATGGTATGCTAAGAGCTTCAGAAAGAGATGGTAAAGCCACTTCATATACAAACTATATTGCTGATACTGGTGTTCAATATGTTACAGCTACCAAGCTAAACATGATGCAGGAACAAAACAGAAGAGAAAGAGCCAAGACTGCAAGTGAAGTTCTTCAAAAAAATGCAGTTAGATTAGATTTAATTCGACAGTATGCAAAAAATGGAAAAGATGTATCCCCTCTTTTAAATTCTGTTATAGGCAGTATTTCCGATTTAGAAGAAGGCGCTCTTATTGATCGGGGCAGTATAGATGAGTG